CCAGCCTGTCTTTTTCTTTGCTAGATTTGTTTTTATTTTTCGCCCGGGTCCTTTTGCGTCAGGGATGTTTGTGGCTTGCATGGGCGCAATCTGAAACTTTGGCTTTCCATCAGGGCCAACGCCTAGTTGTGCGCTCTCCGGGTATTCCCCGGTAATGTCTTTTGGCCCATCAGGTCCCATCTCTAAGTATCTGCCTCCCGGGGTCTGCCCGAACGACTCTAGAAATGGCTTGTATGCTTTATCATTGGGGTCAAACATTCTCTGAGGTGCAGGGAATACGTTTCGCAGTAATCCAGCAGTACCAGCGCTTACATCTTCAGTGATCTGATTAGCAGGCTGTGTTGATTGTCCCAGCAGGCCAGAAACCTCTTCTACGATCTCCCTAGCCCTATCCCTAAACATCCGCTTTGCCATTGTGCCACCTTGATTGATTGATGTGGCCGATTATATCACGTTTTAAACGATTCCCTGAAGGTTCCTACGGATTGGAGCGTCCCAGTTAGACGTAGCCCTGTAGCCTATCGCCAAGTACCTTAAAGCGTCCGCACAGTGGCTTGTCCAGTCATGCAAAGGCCGACCCCTCCACGTCATTCCCTTGTCATCATAATCACGCCTGTACTGTCTCAGCGCATCTACACCGCGCTCGCATTTAGCCTCATCAAACCAACACCGGGGAATCAAGGACCGCACAGCTTGTATGCCATCATCAACATTAAGTTGCGGCGCTATTGTCACCGGTCGCACCCCCAGAGCATCTAGAGTTTCAAGTCGAGACTTTCCTGTGCCAAGCTCTCGTACCCTCACATCGTGCGGCAGAATATGGCTATCGTATATGTAGCCCTTTTCGTTCAATATGCGAGCATAATGGTCCAGACCTACACCACTGCATTCATAATAGTCTATAAGGCGCACCTCAGCCCCTACAAACTGCGCAAACCATATAGAGGTAGAATCACCTACCCCGAGATCCCAAGCCGTTACAACGCCAACAGAGCGGTCGTATGGCACATTGGTAATTCTAGACTGCGCCGTGGCCTCACGCATCTCTACGGCATAATACGCACCGTCAGCGTGGACCAGCATCTGACCTTCCCAGATGTGATCATAAAGATCGGGTCTGTTCTTTTTATCCTCTAGCCGCTCAGTCTCTAAAACCTCCGGAAAGAATGGGTTGTCTCGCCAGTTGATCTCAGATATTCGCATGGACTCTGGCGGGCTTAATCTAAACCGCCTATGCGTTGCAGAGTGCTTTGTCTCAGGGTTCCATGTGACCCAGATCTCAGAGTCCTCTTCCCGCACGGTAGGTATTAGCTTCTGCCAAGCGGTATCAGATACTCCCTCGGCCTCATCAACCCAGCACAGGATAATTCTAGCTTTGGATTTGATGCTATCTAGGTTTCTGCGCAACCCGGCAAACACATAGCTAATGTTGCCGTCCTTAGACCTGATGTACTTCTCGCCCATCTCGTAATAGGCGGCAAGCCAAGGAACACTGCGTATGGCAGACTTGACCTCCTCCAGAGAGGATTCATCCAGAGAGTTTAGGTGTTCTCGAGCACATAGGATCTGGCCCTGCTTTCCTTCCATCCCCCACTGGTAACCACGGACCGCAGTCATCAACGCAAACGATCTAGTCTTGGCGGACCCTCGGCCACCGTAGGCGCACCTGTACCGAGCCTCTCCACTGAAAAGGTCTACGATCTTGGGTGGCAGGGATATCTCAGCTTGGCTCATCGGATAGGGGCTCAGCTACAAGTTTGATAACGGTAGGCTTGAACGACTCGTCAGATGACGTGTGATCAATTTGCTGTTTGTCTCCATACTTGCGCGGTGACATTCTAGCTACCTTCCACTTGCGTGAATCTATCCTAAGTTTTGCTCGGTTGATTTGATTAGAGTCAGACTCATCGCCCAGCTCATCAGCGATATCTACGATCTCATCAAAATAGTAATCAGCCTGAAAGTCTCTAGCCCTCGCGTACTGTTCCGAAAACTCTTTCTTGTCAGGGTCTGTTACCCACTTCATCAACGTACTTATCACAGGCATAGAGTCATCACGGCAGATCTGTCGGGCGCTTTCACCCAGTGCTAGTCTGCGGCAGATGGTGCTCGAAAGCTCATCAGTAAATATTGTTGGTCTCATTCTTCACATATACAAGGGCTCTGAAAACATCTACAGGCCCTTTCCAGTCGTTGTCTACATAGGTGTATCACATCATCAAGCAGTAGCTGGTCGCGATCATAGAGCGCCTGAGCTAGTTCTTGCACAAGTTCTAGGTCCGCGTCGCTAAGGTCACTGCCAATGATAAATTTGCTCATGGCTGGATTATACCACTATTGGTCATCTTGTATCTGCTCTGACCAACTAACTTCAATTGGAGCCCCTAGGTGGCAGGCAGGGCAAAGTCCATATGCTGTGTCCTGCTCTTTACTTAGCCAATACTCTAGGCCGGTCCCGCAATCATCACAAAATACTCTGGTCAAGGTCATGCCTGACGTTGGCTTTTCCTGTTTTTTTAACCAGCGGATGTTGTCCATTAGTCGCATACCTCATCTTCATCCATATAAGTCCTAGCTAGGTAGTCTAGGCTAATCGGCATCTCATCAAACTCACCGTCCTTCACCTCGTTGAGCATCCAGATACCACGCCAGCTATTGTTAGTCTGATAGTTGAGGTAATCTTCTGCGTGCGTGTAAAAGATCCCTGCGAATATCCCGGTCAATCTCTTACCATCAGCCCTCTTGTTGAACGCTATGGCTCGGTCCTGAACGTGGCCCATCACCGTGGACATATGGAGCTTCTTTAGCATTAAATCAGGGCTCGACACAGGGCGGCCCATCACACCTGAGCAATGGTAGTGGGCATAACAAACGCCATCAATCACTACAGGCTTCAGGAAGTCATAAACCTCCCAGCCCATCTCCTTGAGCATCAAGTCATCATAGCTCATCAGGCCCTCTAGCTTAACGTCAGCATCAAGAGCCCGCTCGATACGGTACTCATGGTTGCCAATGGTAAACACCAGCCGAGGGTTCCACTGCTTCTTCTTGTCGTTCTTAAGCTTGGCCTGCTCCTCCCTGATAGGGTCTAGGAAGGCTCTCATTGCGCTTATACCGGCGTTGACGTCCTCGACATACCTACGCCCCTCGAAAGACTTACTGCCCTTAGCGTCGTGCTGAGACAGCGAGGGAAAGTCCCAATGGTCTCCAATGTGGACAATGACATCTGGTTTTGTTTTGACGGCATACAGTCCTGCCCAGCGGAGATGTTCCCAAGACTGACCCGGTTTTGTTTGGGTGTCAGGGATAACCATATGGCGAGGCAATGGCTTGCCTTTTCTGCGTTTGAATAAATCTTTGAGGTAATCGAACATAGGGGGTAGCCCTCCGTGGCTATATTGTACACAAGTTGATCACTAGCGCAATGGGGCTGTATCTGCTTCCAATATGGCTTCGATAGCCAGCTTTTGTTGCGGGTTTACCCAGATGTTAAGCTCGGTCATGCCCTCGTTATTTCTGCGCTCTCGCATCTCTCGCATTATCTGAGCCTTTGGCTTCGGGCCGCTGTCGGATGCTTTGTTAAACACTACGTCAAAGTTTTTATCAAAAGCCTCTTTGTCTGGCATTGGTCTTGGAGCTGATCCCTTACCCATTTTGCACCTCCATAAAATACTCGCTGACGATACAGTCTTCGCCGTACCTATTTTTTACTTTTATCCTTGAGCTAAGAATAACCTCGCCATCTCGCTTCAGTTCAAAAATCCTAGCGGCCACCTGAGTGATGCCAAGCTCATTAAAAGCGTTCAGGCAGGTCAGCTTTTTCCCTTGTTGTAAGTAATCCAGCACTCGTTGTGATTGCGTCATTACAGGTCTCCTCCGTAGTTGTGTTCCAGCCCCATCTCATCGAGGATAACACCCTCAATGCGATCTTCAAGCCATAGGTAAAGATCGTTGCGGTAACACTCAGCAAAAGAAAGATGGCGATCACCATTAAAAGCACCGATAAGGCTATCACTTTCAAAGTCACCTGTAGCTTCGCTGAAATAAAATACATCCTTATTACCTCTCTCGGCTATCTGATGCTTCTCCGAATAGTCCTGCCTGATCTGAATCATTAGCTCCGCAAACTGCTGATCAGTCCCGTCTCGGTAAAGAACGTTAAGCAACTCCAGCGAGCGCTCATAAGCGCATTCCGGGAAGCAATCATCGAGCCACGTTTTATGCGTAGCGAGCCAAGTATACACTGCATGGTCTAAGACCGCTTCAGGCAAAGACGCTAGGCAGTGATCCCAGTCGCTAGGAATGTGCCATGCAATAATTTCATCAAAAGTAGTGTTTTTCATTTTGTTCCCCTTACCTATCTCGTTAGTGAGGCTACATGATAACCCGGTAACAGTTACCATGCAACCCCTTTAGGTTAAACAGCAAGTTGCTCAGAAACCTTGTTGTAGATCCCTTCGCAGAAAGAGTTGGCCACCAGATCGCTAATCAAGATCATTGGGTTGCCCTCAGAACCGTTGGCGTAGATCAGGTAGAACCATCCGAGTTCGTTGCCATCCTTGTCGAAGGGAATGACAATATCTTCACCAGTGCTCGACATGGCCTCAAGGATCTCGATGAAGTCTGCAGACTGCTCAAGGCAATAATCCTCACCGTCATTGATAGTCACCGTACACTCTGCGGCCAACAGCTCAGAGATCAAGCAGTGCGCTGCAAGGCGGTCATCCGTGTTGCAATACTCTGGTAGTCGTGCGTTGAAACCCATAAATATTTTTTCCATTTTACTTCCCCTTTAATTGCCCCCTCGCGGGGGCGGTTAGATTACTATCTAATTTTAAATACTGCGGCTATATCGCGATAATATGGCTCGTCTTTTAAGTTTTCCTGATCAATAAAGCCCATGACAGAACAGGAAACAAAATAGTCGTATTCTTCAGTTCCTTCTTCATCTTCACAATTCCAAACATTTTCATACGCTACACATATATCTGTATGAGCTTTATCTGCCGCCTTACAAGTCTTAGCTTGAATTGCTAGTTTAGCTAGTGC